AACCCGGATTTTGATTTGGAGCAATCCTTCCCCAAACTAACACTGGAGTTATTTCCCCAGTGGCCGAAACGCCTGTTGGAAATACGGTGCATCCAATAATAAAGTCAGCGATCTGACCTACTTGTCAAGTGGCGCTTACCCCTGTTACCGGAACCTCCGTAACAAGGTCTACAGTTACCGAACCAACTGAGCCTGTAGCTTCGACCCCCGTTACCGGAACAGATGTAACGCCCGTGACAGTTACATCCCCAACCGCTCCTGTCGCCGCAACACCCGTAACGTCTACATCTAGCGATAAATCAACAGTGGCTGCGCCAACCGCACCCGTGGCGGCAACGCCCGTAACATTAGTGATGGATCCCGTTACAACCTCAATAGATCCTACCGACCCCGTTGCCTGCAATCCAGTGACTGGAGTTGTAGCTTGCGCCACTACTGTAACAGAACCAACTGTACCCGTGGCGGCAACGCCCGTAACATTTACCGTTGTGACATTATCAACAGTGACCGATCCAACTGATCCTGTCGCAGACACACCCGTAACATTTACAACTTCGTTTTCGTCAACGGTGACTGAACCAACGGCTCCGGTGGCCGAAACGCCAGTGACTGAAACATTTCCCGCCGCATCGACCGTAACCGAACCAACGGCTCCGGTGGCTTCAAGCCCCGTGGTTGGGACAACAGAGGTTCCCGTGGTCGTTGCCTGACCAACCTGACCCGTTGCCGAAACGCCTGTTGGAGAGATGTCGGCTTTTGCAACTACCGTAACCGAACCACTGCCTGCGGTGGCCGATACACCCGTAACAACCGCGTCAATGCTAATGGATGCGGTGGCGTCACCAACCTGACCTGTGCCCGCCACGCCCGTAACCGGAACGGCTACACCTTGTAAAACCCCAGCCTGACCAACTTGTCCCGTTGCCGAAACGCCCGTAACGGAAACATCCGCCGCAGCCGCCGCAGTAACTGCGCCTACAACTCCAGTAGCCGAAAGGCCCGTAACGTCGGTGATGGCTACCGCCGTAACAGTAACAGTGCCGACTCCACCTGTTGCTTCTAAGCCTGTAACAGGAACTATGCCCTGACCAGTAGCCTGCGCAGTTCCTACCTGACCAGTAGCCGCGAGTCCTGTAACCGATACATTAGCGTTAGCTGCAACTGTAGCGGAGCCAACTTGTCCTGTACCCGCCAGACCCGTTGGAGATACCGAAGCATCCCCAATAACAGTAGCAGAACCGACGCCACCCGCAGAAGATACCCCCGTAACAGAAACGCCCGCTGCACCAACTACAGTGACCGAGCCAACACCTCCTGTGGAGGAAACACCCGTAACAGAAACGCCCGCATCCGCCGTAACAGAAACAGAGCCAACATTTCCTGTGGAGGAAACACCCGTAACAGAAACATTCGCAGCCGCCGAAGCGACCGCAGTTCCAACCTGACCCGTAGCAGATACACCTGTTGGGAAAACATTCGCTTCTGTTGTTATAGAAACAGAGCCAACATTTCCTGTGGCCTCGACTCCAGTAACAGGCACATCACTTGCGCCCGCTACCGTTACCGATCCGACCTGTCCTGTAGCAGATACACCCGTAACTGTTACAGTAAGAGGGCTACTCCAAGCCCCTTCAGACCATGTGCCTCGACCCCAACCTGCAATAAGTGCCATTTCGGTCGCCTAAATGGTTTAGGCTATGCGAATAATAGCGTTACTCGAATCAGCAGTTGGGAAGACGATTGTGAAATCACCCGCTGTAGACGTTTTGTCTCCACCGAAATCCAACACAACGACTGTCGGATTCGTCAAAGAAATCGAAGTCGTGTTTGGAGTGGTGTTGTAGATCAACGCACCACGAGCAGTTATCGTCGCAGTCGAAAAGGTCAGATCAGAAAAATCTGTCAACGCTGTCGTGCCCGAAGAAGTAGGATCCACGTTTGTAAGCGTTCCGCCGCCTGCGCTATAACCAGTGCCACTAACTTCGTTAGAGGTGGTATACGCAGTAGTTGCCGCGTTAAAAGATGCGCTGTTTGTGTACAACGCTAGCTTCAGTGTATCCGCACCGTTCGCTAAGTCGTGGGCACCATACAAGAGTTCTTTCTTGAATGAGGTGCACATAAAATTGCCGCTAAAGGCCATATCACAGTCTCCTTATAAGTTCCGCAAGTTCTGGGTGCCCTGCGTCTGTAATTGCATTATATACCGTAGTTCTGTCACTTTTGATAGCTTCCCGTAAATAAAACTCTACGAGCTTAACAATCCGCTTTTTAAAAGCATGTGCTTGAGCCTGTATCGCTGGGTGCGCTTCCTCAGAAACAGAAATAATTTTATCCGCACACCGCTCTGCGACTTCTTCAGGAGAAAATCCCCGGCCTTGAGTGGTGTGTACCTCAATGCCAAAATCGTTTGTCATCTCTAATTGCGGTATCATGATCTAGGTTTCCTGATCGTACCGTAGCGATATTCGTCCATAGTTTCTTGTGCCTCTCCCAAGTTTTTCAAACGAGAAATCCCTTCCATATACCTTTGATTATACATCTGCATAAGATTAGGATCACCTTTCATAAACGTATACGCCTCAATTAAAGAACCATACAATAACGAGATCTCGGCGTTTTCACTCAACCAACTTGTTCCGCTATCTGCACCCGCTGTCAAAGACGTTGGTCGATACAAATAATGTATGTCTACAGTGTAGTTAGCGTCAGGGCTTGGAGCCAAAATAAAGTTGTCAACGTCAAATTGAGCATAGTATTTTGGCTGTCCCGTTGTCGTCGGGTCTGGCGTATACGTCTGAACAAAGTCTAAATCCTTAAACAACAAAAATTCTGCATCGCCGCCAACATCTATACTTAATGAAAACGGAGCTAAAAAGTCCGTAGGCGCAGCTAGATACTGATTCCCTGTCGTCATGTTGCCAAACTGATTCTTTTGAAACAGATTTAACTGCACACTTTTAAGTATACGCTCTTCCGTCAACCGTATGAACAACGGAATGTTGTTCACAAAAGTCGTCTCGTCATTTTCGGTATAGTCCTGAACGGCTTGCTTCAGTTCACCATATGTCATTGTCATGTTGTCACCGTTACCGTGCCCACTGAACCTATAGCCACTAAATTATTCGGCGGCGACAGTCCCTCAATCTCGTTAAATCCTACAGGATTCCACCCGTATTGTGTAGCCCTTTGCTCGGTCAAGCCGCTTTCCGGTCTGGGATTGCGTAACGCCTGCGGATCAGGAGACGCCTTCGGAGGAAACAACTGAGGGTGCTTAGGCTCAAACTCATCAGGACCAACCTTCGCACCTGTCCACTCCACCTTCATTTCCCGAAGACGGTAACGACGGCCCGACCTGTCCGATATCCCCCATGCGTGTTTGCCCGAAGCGTATGCCATTATACCCTCAAGTATCTCATGCTAGGCTGCAACTTCAACGGAACCCGATCCTCATCTTCATCCGCTGCACGTTGGAACTCTTCCTCATACACCGATTTTAAAAGCTGGATCCGATCAGGCGCTCGTTTCATCGCAAGATAGTAAGCAAGACCAGCAACCATACAAGGATAAAACCTAAAAGGCATGTCAGTAGTGTTGACAAGAGTATCCGCGTCCTCAATCCGCTGCACATAGTAGTAAATGATTTGATCCGTGGAGTTCTCAGGAACAGCCCAAAGATTAATTACGGGGCTAATCTGACGATTAAACCAGAACTGGCTAGGGCGACCCTGTGTAGTCTTGTTCGGTAGAGTAACATAGTCCCCTCGACTAATCCGCTCCACCTCATAGTCAGTGTTGCCCCGACGAAGCACAATCTCCAACACATCAACAACATCAGGCAACAACGTTTCCTGAGCCTGACCTTGGGTAAGGGTTATCGTGCCCTGCTCCACAGTCCACATGTTAATGCCACGATTTGCCCATTCAGCAAACATCAGGTTCAAAGACCGACGCGCCGTCCGAGCATCATAACCAGTGCGAACCTCCAGCCCGCACCGCTCAAACGCCTCCTCGATTATCTCACCGACATCGAGGTTAAAGTCTCTTGAACCTGAAGTAGCCATCTATCAACTCATGTCATTATTGGTTTTTGGTTGGTCTTTGTCATGACACAACCGCCATTTGCGTAACCATTAACCTTACCGCCGCGCATCATCTTCACCTCGCCGCCGCGCATCATACCGACACGACCGCCGCGCATCATTTTACCAACGCCATCAGCAGCGTAATCAGGGACCATTTTTCCCTGCTTGTTTTTAACCATGTTTAATTTACCCGGCATTTCACTGTCTCCTGTTTCTACGCGCCAAGATATGGCGCTCATAATCCTGTGGGTCGTAGTTCGTATAATACCCTAGTTTTTCCAACTTTGCAGCAGCGTTTTCTAACTCTGTCCAACGCTGTATAAAAACAATGGCGTGTTCTCTTAAATACGCCAGAAGCCATATGTCTATTCCTGCCGACTCAAAAAACCTATTAAGCGCCATGCATTCTTGTTCTAATTTATCATAGTCATAATCGTAACTGTAATCAAAAACCATCGTGACTTTGTAACCAGTACTAAAAAACTTCGCGGCCTCATGTAAAACATCCGTCCACAACCCGTCAGAAACCAAGATCTTTACTTCATGGTTCTCAACCGCGGGCAAAGCAAAAGGACAAGCCGCAACACCGTTCGTGTGTGCAGTGGGTTTGGATAATTCCTCTGCCCAATCCCGTATCAAAACACTCTTACCAATCCGCCGGTAGCCTTTTTATTTTTCCAACTTATTCGTTTTGAAGATTTCTTCTTCTTTGCTGCGGACGTACATTGCGCCATCGTAGGCCGACATGCGGGGTAACTCTTGCGCTTTTCGCCTTTCTTGCGGCCACACGGCTTTCCCGTTTTACAATCAACCCAGCCCTTCCCTTTGTTTTGGGAGAACCATTTTCGCAAAGAGTTCTTTTCCGCCATCAGTACGTCCTCGTACTTTTCCGCCTGCTCTCCTCGACGCAACCACAACCAGATGCAATGATTCCACCACCGCGATACCTATTACGAGCAGGGCGTTTTGGATTATCAACCGCCGTCATCAAACCACCAGTAGCTGCTTTCTTAGTAGAGTTTCCCCAGTTGGCGGCTCCTACTTTTCGGCACTTGGCTACCGCTCCGCTTGCGTAAGCCGAGGGCCAAACCTTGTATCTCGCCTTGACCTTTTTTGCGCAAGCGTCGAGCTTTTTCTTTTTCTTTGCCATTACTCCGTCCCTCCGGTGGTGTGGATATTTGGAACGACATTTGTCCACGACTTATCATAGTTAGCCTGCCTCACTAAAAAATCCTGCCACATGGGCTTTATCATCTTATAGTTTTCCTCAACCCGATAAGACACAACAGCTAAATCAGACTTCATCGCATAGAGTTGAGTTGAGCCCCAGCCCAAAAGTCCAACCACGATAACCGATGTTATATCCGAAAAGTTCACTTTCATCACGTTACCACATCTTGCACGACCAGTAACGGGCCGTAAGTTTGTCCAACTTCTTTGTGTCACAACCATGCCTAGCCCGGAACGATTTCCTACGCTTAGGGTTTGATTTCTTAATGGTCATCTTGGCATCGCCAAATCGAATTATTTTTTCTTTGCCCTTATCACAGGCTTTTACAACAGACTTCTTTCCGCCAGAAACCTGACGTTTGGGTTTGTTGCACTTCATCTTGGACTTGTCGATTTTAGCCATAACTACTCCACAATCACTGATATGGTGGTGTTGGCGGGAATCGAAGCGTACACACCTTTTTTAGCTAGTATACCGTCCCCGGGAAGAAATATTTCATCCATACCTTGAGATGTCTCATCGACTCTAAGTAATACTTTTCCTGACGCTTCTGACGCGTTGTCGTAAAGTACGACATGCCCAGTGGCACCTGATTCATAGGTCAAAAGCACACCTTGTAGGCGGCAGCGTCGAGCTACCAACGCTGCCGAAGTTTGTGAGTAAAACGATGTTACCTCACTACCAACCATCTCGCCACCTACGACAAGATAATCGTGAGTTGGTTTGCAGAACCCGTGAATGCAGCTATGTACACTCCCGCGCTGGCAATAATACCATCATCCGGAATGTTCATAACATGATGACCTGCGGGAAATGTCTGCGTGAGCAAAACATCACCACTAGCGTCGCCATTCTTGATCGTAAACGCACCCGCAGCAGCAGCGTAAATAACTACTTGACGGAGTCGAGAACGAGTCGGGCCAACAATCGCTGCCGTTGTTCCTTGAACCCAATTATATGCTGTTACTGGACCAGCCATAAAAGTCTCCTATTAAGGTTGAATAGCCGTATTAAACGCTTGAGCATACATTACTGTTATAACAACTGATCCCGCATTCGTACCTGCGCTTGAGGTAGCTGTTAATTTCAAATCAGATGTACCAGTGTTTTTCCATGTAAGTGTACCACCGC